CCGGTCCGCGTGAAGGAGTGCAAGAAATGACCCCGCTTGACACACCGCCGCACCTATGGGCGCCATACCCCGATGAAACCGCACCACGCGGTGGGACAATTCGCGCAACACGGGGTTTCCGCCCGCATGGACATGACAACAGCCATTACCCGGCAAAGTCAGAAAGGGCGGAACGTGCCATACGCGAAAACCTCACATTGCACAATCACCGAATGGGGCACAATATCGACGAAAACGCCCTGCCGCTCGACAAGTTGTTCCGCTGATGGACAGTAGCACCTTCACCCGCGCTAGGTATCCGGCAATCATCCCGCATGATCTGGCACGCGCCGAACCTGTCACAATCCAGAAGCCACGCACGGCGCTGTCATTCGCGCAACTCGCAGCAATGGAGCAACAAGCCAGGTGGCAGCATGACGGGAGACAAAGGCAACACTACGCGCCACACAATCTGGGACAGCGTGCCACCCAAGAAACGCTTGACGGATGGTTGGCGGAACTCGCAACACTGCCCGCGCAATTCATCGCACTGGACGCGCAGAACGCCATGGGATGCGCCAAGAGCGCCACGCACAACCGGCTGCATATGCTGGCAGACAAGGGAATGGTGCAAAAGGTGCGGACACGATCAGGGCCGCAGTTGTGGGAAGTAACACCATCCGCAATCAACGCAAAGGAAACGAAATGAACGACGAAACCAAATGGAAGCCGGACCCGATTAAAGGCGGGGAAAACATTGAGGCTAGAAAAGCCGAGGTCATCGATCACCTAAGGGCAGCGGCAAACGTGGCATACTACCATATTGATCAACAGCTTGAGGCTGATATTGCTGACCTGAAGCGAAAAGCGGGGGAAACAAAGGGCAAGGTTGTCTCCGCAATTTCAAAGGCGGAGCAAATGCCAGCGCTTACTGTCGTTCGAAAATACTGGCAGAAAAACGATGATGACCTCATGCACCATCTTACCGACACAATCATGCGCAACGGGGAATAGCCATGAACGACGACTGGATGACACAACTCCCAAGCCATGCCGAAACCGTAGCAGGACAGCGTGCAGCAATCGCGGTTATTGTGGCGGTGCTGGCGCTGGTGATCGCGTGGGTGGTGATGTGATGGGGCAAACATATGATTATCCGGGTCAGCCGGGCAACGGCATGGCCGCATGGAAAGAACGGCAAGGGTTAGCTTTAAGCGCGGATGAACGCCAAGGGCTTGACGCGTATCGAATGGAATTCAAGAAAAAACAGCGTGAAACAGACCCGATTACCGTCAAGACAGAAATGCAAATCCTTCGGGATGAAATCCGGCAGTTGAGGCGTGAAATTTCAGACGATCAAACTGCAAGGGCAATGACGGAATGGCAGAAAACAAGATCATATGTGTAACCGGCTGACCTGTGGCGATAAGCAGGCGCTCAGTTGGTAGAGGCGTGGGGCGCTGGCACTGCATTTCGAACCCTGCAATCACCATCACCCAAGGGCGCGGTATAAGCCAGCTAACTCGCCGCGCGCCTTGGGGCTTTGACACGCAACATGTGATAAGGTAGCATTCGCGCATGGTTTATGATCAGGCAATCTTTGATGCAATATGTAACAGGATCGCAGACGGCGAAAGCCTGCGGTCAGTCTGCCGTGATGAAACCATGCCAAGCAAAGCCAATTTCTTTCGATGGGTGGCGGCGAACAAGGAAGCGGCGGACCAATACGCGCGAGCAATGGAAGTACGGTCAGACGTGCTGTTTGACGAATTGCTGGACATTGCGGACACACCGCAAATGGGCGAAATCGTCACGCACAAGGGCGATGGCACGCTTGAAACGCGCCAAGAAGATATGCTGGGGCATCGCAGGTTGCAGGTTGACGCGCGCAAGTGGGCGCTGGCAAAGATGCAACCCAAGAAGTATGGCGACAAGCTGGAACTTGGGGGACAAGGCCCTAACGGCGAGATCGTGTTTCAAACCGTATATGAAAGCAAACCGTGATGAAAAACAAAGATGTTCTAACTGCTGCTGATGTCATCAACGGCTTTGATTTTAAAGTTTTTCCGGCATTCAGGGGGAAAACGCGCGATGAGGTTATTGCAGCCCTTATTAAATATGAAGGCAATCAGAAATGAAAAACCCGCATGAAAGCAAGCCGTGACTGGCCACACCTTCCGAGTTCGCTGGTATCAGCGCGAATTCCATGAGGCGCTTGTTAATCGCACGCATGACCGATTGTTGGCGATATGGCACCGCCGCGCGGGCAAAGATGAAATCATCCTGAACGCCATGCGCACGCTGGCATTGAAAGACCCTGGCACCTATTGGCACTGTTTTCCAGAGCAAGCGCAAGCACGCAAGGCGATCTGGAACGGCGTGAACGGCAAGACGGGCAAGCGTCGTATTCTTGAGGCTTTCCCCAAGCAGATCATCAAGCGCATGCAGGACGATGATATGTTCATTGAACTGCACAACGGGGCAACATTCCAGCTTATCGGATCGGACCGATACGACAGCACAGTGGGCAGCGGCCCCAAAGGTATTGGCTATTCCGAATGGGCGCTTAGCAATCCGGCTGCATGGGCATATCATCAGCCCATGATCCGCGAGAGCAAAGGCTTCGCGGCTTTCATCACGACCCCACGTGGCAACAACCACGCCAAGACCATGCTGGACCGCGCCAAGGGCAATTCTGCATGGTTTGCGCAGGTGCTATCGGCGGAGGATACACAGGCGCTTTCCGAGGCCGATCTTGCCGAAGCATTGGCGGAATATCAGGGGCTATGGGGCATAGACTTTGGCCGCGCGCTGTTTGAACAAGAATACATGTGCAGCTTTGCCGGGGCCATGGTCGGGGCATATTTCGGCGCTGAAATGTCCAAGGCCGAACGCGATGGCCGGGTTATGCCTGTTGCGGTTGATCTGCGTTATCCAGTGCATACGGCTTGGGATTTGGGGGCGACACATAACAACCCGATTTGGTGCTTTCAGGTCATTGGTAAGGTGTTGCGGATCGTTGATTTCTACCTTCCCGATAGCGACAATATCGAAGATTGGTGCAAATGGCTGACCGATAAGGGCTATGTCGGGAATGACTATGTGCCGCATGACATCATGGTTACAGAATGGGGCAGCAAGCGCACGCGGATTGAGACGCTACGCGCATTGGGCCGCAAGCCTAAGCGGATTGCCAAGGTAAGTGTGGCCGATGGCTTGCAGGCTGGACGTGTGGCAATCAATGCGGCGGTTTTCCATGTTGGCGATGATCGAGGCGCGCGGGTTGATCGAGGCGTTGACGGCCTGAAAGCATATCGCCGTGATTGGGATGAAGAACGCAAAACCTTCAGGGAAACGCCTGTGAAGGATTGGGCGGAACACATCGGTTCTGCATGGCGTTATCTGGGTCTTTCATGGCGCGAGGAAATCACGACTGCCCCGCCGATAGACAAGCCCAAGGAATTGACCTATACTGCCAAGGCAGATGGTTCTGTGGTGTCTAACATGAGCGTCAGGGACGCTATTCAGGCTATGGTGCGGCGCAAGAGGGGCGAGGAATGATTGACCGCATTTTGGCCATGAACGCCGCGATTGAGGCGCGCTTGCGCCCCGCGCCCCAATATGTGGATCCCGATTACTCAGACCACGCGTCGTATCTGGTCGCATCGGCGGAATGGAAAGAACATTGGCGCGATGCGTTTGGCGCGGGTTCTGATGATCTGCGCCGCGCCGCTGGGCTGGTGCGATGCGCTGACGCGCCGGGTTGGAGATTTGCTTGATGGATTACGAAGAAACGCTTGAGGCTGAAACGCTTGCCCCGGCCGTGAGTGGCGAGGAATTGCGCAAGATGGGCCAGAAATGGCTTGACCGTATCCGCGCGGCTGAAAAGCGGGATAAGGCATGGTTTGCCACGGCGGAAACCGCGCAAAAGGCATATCTGGCGGACGCAGAAGATCAGGCTGAGGGCAAGATTTACGACTTCAACATCCTGCACAGCAACATCGAAACGATGGTTCCGGCTGTATTCAATTCGGCCCCTGTGCCAGATATTCGTGAACGTTTCCGCACCGGGCCTGCTGATCAGGAAACATCGGTTGCCGTGGTTGTGGCGCAAATGCTTGAGCGCGCGATTATGGTGCAGGTTGATGATGGCGCGCTTGAAACCGAAATGGAAGAAATGACGAACGACGCCTTGCTTGCGGGCAGGGGCGTTATTCGGGTCAGGTTCGATGCTGACGAAGCCGAAATGGGCATGGTGAACGAGCGCTTAACCTATGAAGCCGTTTCATGGCGTGATTACCGGGAAGGGCCTGCCAAGCGGTGGCAGGATGTGCCATGGGTGGCATTTCAGCATTGCCTGCCACAAGAGGAAGTGCAGCGGATACAAGACCCCAAGCTGAAAGAGGCGTTGCTTGCGGGCGATAACGACGCCACGCCGGATGGCGGCGATGATGACGCGCATATCTGGGAAATCTGGTGCAAGGCGACAAAGCGCGTTTACATGGTTGTCAAGGACACGGGCGAAATCCTGTCCATGATTGACGACCCTATGGGGCTGAAAGGCTTCTTTCCATGCGCGCGGCCTGTGCAGCCTATCAGTGTGACGGGCAAGCGGACGCCTGTTGCCCCCTTCATGGTTTACAAGGCGCTGGCAGAAGAACTGGAAGCCATCACTAAGCGGATCAAGGCGGTAACAAGCGGCCTCAAGGTGCGCGGGTTCATTGTCGGGTCTGCTGAGGATATTGCCAACCTGGCACTTGAGGGCGACAATACGCTTATTCCGATCGCCAACATGGAAGGCTTTGCCGCAACAGGCGGGCTGGATAAGGCTATCGCATGGTGGCCAGTTGATCGGGCTATTCAGGTGCTGCGGGAATTGTATATCAGCCGCAATGAGTGCAAGGCGATGATCTACGAGGTCACGGGCATCAGCGACATTGTTCGCGGGCAAGGCAACGCGCAGGAAACGGCCACGGCGCAAGAGATCAAGTCGCAGTGGGGAAGCCTGCGGATCAGGAAGCTACAGCGCATGATCGAACGTTGCGCGCGTGAGGTTTTCATTATTTCTGCGGAATTGCTGAACAGCAAATTCAGCCCGATGACATTGCAGAAAATGACGGGCATTGTCATGCCGGAAGGCGCTGAGGCGATTATCGGGCAACCTCTGGACAGCTATCGCATTGACGTTGAAAGCGACAGCACGGTGCGGTCTGATCTTTCGCGGCGCAAGGGTGAAATGGGCGAATTCCTGCAAGGCACGGCGCAGTTCTTTTCCACCATGGCCCCCGTGGTGCAGCAAGCGCCGCAAATGGCGGGGCCTGTTGCCGAGATTTACGGGGCGTTTGCGCGGCAATTCAGCCTTGGCAAGCAGGCAGAAGATGCGCTGGAAAGCATGGCCGCGATTGCCAAGCCAGCCAGCCAGCCGCAACAGCCACAAGGGCCAACGCCGGAACAATTGCAGGCGCAGGCTGATCAGGAGGCCATGCAGGCCAAGATGCAAATGGACATGCAGACAAAGCAGGCCGAATTGCAGTTGAAAGCGCAAGGGATGCAACAGGACGCGGCCTTGGCGCGCGAAAAGATGATGATTGACGCCGAATTGAAGCGCGATGAAATCGCCTTGAAGCGCGAAGGCAAGGGCGCTGAAACGATGGTCAAAGTTGGCGGTTCGGATGATGAAGGCATGGCGTTGCTTATGCAGGGCTTGTCGGGCGTGCTGAACGCTGTGCTGCAAGGGCAAGCTGTATCAACGGAAGCTGCGGCGCAACAAACGGCGGCGCTGGTGGCGGAAATCCAGCGCGGCAATGCTGGTGTGGTTGCGGCTATGCTGGCACCGAAGGAAGTTGTGCGCGATGCTGATGGCCGCGCCGTTGGCGTGCAGACAAGGGTGAACTGATGGCATTGGATAGCCTTACAGCGAAAGCAAACACGGGCGCGGGCACTGATGCGCTTGCCGGGGTGACAACGCCGCAAGGGTTTGCCGGGGCGGTGGCCTTGGTTGACGATACGGGCGCGCTGATCAACGGCGCAAACCCTGTCGCGGTGGCGGTTGGGGCTTTGCCATTGCCAACCGGGGCGGCAACACAGGCCACGCTTGCCGATTTGAACGCCAAATTCAGCACGTCAACCACCATTCCAGACAACCAAGCGGCGGGCATTGCGGTTCGGCCCGTGGGGCAGGATACATGGGTTGCCGGGTTCACTGATGTCGGGGCGTCCATTCTTAGCCCATTTTTCCGCGCGCCTGATGTGGGGACAGGTGTGGGATATTCGCAGGCGGCGGGGTCTTTGCTGATCACAACTGGCACCGCGACAAACCAAGAGTTTTTGACACGTTCTTTGACCGCATGGCGCGGCACAATGCAAATGCGCTATTCCTTGGTGGCGTCACAGCGTATCGCCAACCAAAACCTGATGATGGTCTTGGCTGATCTTATCGGCGAAAACCTGTCTTGCGCCATCAACAGCGCCACAAGCATCACGGTCACCAAGGAAGCGCACGGGTTTACCGCCCGGAACGTGGGGCAATTCGTGTTTGTCGGTGGTATCGCGGGCGCGGCGGGCGTGCCGGGGCGATATGCGATTGCATCGGTTCCAAGCGTTGACACGATCAATTTCACGGTTGCGAGTTGGCCTGCGTCGGGGTCATGCACTGTTGATTTGTTCGGCCACAGCCATGTAAAGCACCTTTACACGGGCACCACGGCAACGGCTGTATTGGCCGATGCGCAGCGTAACGGCTGGGCTAGCGGTGATACGTCGCTGACGATCAACACCACTGCTGGCGTCGGGCATATCATGCAGGCGCACTTGGCTGGCCGGGAAATTTTCTGGCATGACACCTTGCGGGCGTCATCTGCCGTTCCAAACATGACTTCACGCGGGTCGCGGTTTGAAAACCTGCCAGACGATAACCTTGACCTGTATTTATTCATCTGGTCCTACAATGGAACAACCGCGCCTGCATCGACAACGACATGGACAGTCGGTTTTGTGTCGGTTGAAAAGTTTGCGAACATGCCTGTCTATCTGCAAGGGCAGGAGATGCAGGGCACGGCTGCACCTGCGCCTGTTGCGGTTGTAAGCACAGTTTCTACGGCGGTCACGGGCACGGTGACGAGCAACCCGTCAAAGTTGGGGACAACTTCGCGTATTCCCTTGTTTGCGACTGGGCAGCACCTAACAGTCGGGGCTGCATCGGTAAAGACAGCCTCAATCACCGGAACGGAAGTTTTGATTTCAGCCAGCACTGACTGCTTTGTGAATATCGGGGTGCAGGCCAGTGTGACCGCAACGGCGGGGGCAGGGTCTATATTCTTGGCAAAGGGCGGGCCATACCTGTTTCAGATCACCAGCGGGCACGGTGTGGCGGTTATCCAGGCCACTGCGGGCGGCACGCTTTCGGTCATTCCGGTGGCCTAATGATTGCGCTTTGGCTTGCGGCTGGGATACTGGCGGGCGCTGATGTAGCGCCGCCCGCTGTTGAGTATCAGCGTTCTGGTGGGTGGTTGCCCGTCATTTATGTGGATAGGAACGGCAATGAAGTCGATCTTGCGCAGGCCGTGGAAATTGCCGCCGATGTGGCACCCCCAGAAGAACGGCAAGAGATTGAGGCAATCGCGGAAACCGTTGCGCCACTGGTGGACGGGGCGTTTATATCGGCACAAATAGCGGCGGATATGGCGCGGGTTGTGGCAATTTTGGATGGTTTTGACGCTATCTTGGCAGAGGCAATTCGACGTGATATTATAACAGCAAGACAGGCTGCGATTGATGACGAAACCGCACTAATTTTGCTGATGGCAACCTGAAAGGAACGACAATGGCTGATCCTGCTTTTTACCGAAACGCGACAATCGAAAGCCTGTGCTGGACTGGCGCAGACGTGACGCCGAATGACGGCGCAGATTTGCCAAAGTTGTTTGCGCGGATCACGGCAACGGGTGCGGGTAATATCCGGGTGACA